GGAACAAAGATTGGTTCTACCGTTGTAGCGGTTCTATCAATAAGATATTCTCTATATATTTGTTCATTTGCCTGAGAAATGATTTCATCATCATTGATATACAGTGCTAATACTACTTTACCATATTGAGGAGGTGTTAAGCGTTCTCCACCATATACTGATATTGATCTAATCTCTGGAAACTTCCTACGCATAAGAATAGCATAATCATTTTCTGTTACGGCACGTTCTTGAATCTGAATTGATTTAGGCGCAAAAAACTTAATAGAGTTTATACTTTCACGTTCGACGCCGCCTTTAGAGGAAACCTCTAAAGAAGTGGTACTTGAAATACCATCAATAGGATCTTTAAGTTGAATAGTGCTGATACCATTTGCTTCCTCGCCAACTGTTGTGCGATATTCAATCCTAATGACGTTACCATTTTTTGGCTGTCTGCCAAAGTTATCTTCACCAAATATAACTTCATATAGATTATCTCGATGGGGTTGAAGATAAAATACAGATTGATCAGAATCAACATCATAAATATTCGTCGTGTATTTGAATTCAACCTCTGTTGTAGATGAAGAAGATTCTGATAAAAATACTCGAATACTTTCGGTATCTACTGTATCATTATTGATAATAAATCTTTGTGAATCAGTACCATTTACTTGATAAAACTCTTCAACATATTTTCCTTGATATACATCAACGCCACTTATAGTATATGTACCACCGGTAGGAATAATAGAATACGCTTGATCTGTCCAGAAGTTATAAGTAGTGGTTCCACATTTTGCTGTAAACTGTGTTTTTTCTGGAATAGTAATCGAAGCTGGAGAGTTTGTAGGAAAAAACTCAAGTGATACTACAGCTCGAGCTGATCGACGAGAACGAGGAAGATAGTTCAGTTCTTTTGCGTGAGACATGACACTGTCTCGAACTTGAGCAGAATCAAGAAACATCTCACTGATTGCCATATTAGTATAATAGTTATTTTGAAACGTATTATACGCAAGAATATCAAGCAAGACATTGATATTAGAACCTTCAAAGTCATAATCCTTAAACTTATCTTGGCCTTTAAGATAATCTTTAAGTTTACTTTTTACTGACTGAAAGTCGAGATCTGTAAATGGTTCTGCCATTATCTTATCCTATTGAGTACAATGTCGAGTGTTATGGGTTCTTCATTATTTATAACAACAAACGTAATCGTAACTTGCAGAGAGTTTGAATCACTTCGAGCAGTTACATCTACATCAATAAGTTGGCATCGAGGCTCATAGGATTCAATTGTGTTATAAATCGCGTTACGAATATCAGAAAGAGTATCAGGTGCCATATTTTCAAACAAATGATATCTTATGTCACACCCGATTTCTGGCTGAAATAACCTTTCACCACGATCTGTGAGAACAAGATTACGAATAGACTCTTTGATTGCCTCTTCGTTGAGTTTTCTTGCGACATCATTACTTACTGGATTCAGCGTAAGATCTTTTCCAAAATCTGAAAAGAGTTCTCTCTTTTTCGTAATAGGAGTTATGGCCATAACACTCTTCTTTTTCTTTTATTTATATTAAGATCTTTGATAAACACCAGCCGCGTGTGCGTCCCACGCTGCCCGGGCTTGTGTGCCGCGGGGAAGAAGACTTTTACCCGGCGGGTTCCAATATGTACTTCGTGGTCCATCATCATCAATGTGATAAAATGAATTGTATCTTACGATTCGAGTAAAACCTTCTTCACTACAAGCTCGAATAAATGCTGCTTCACCTTCATCGTTAAGATTCACGTGACTTACATCAAATGCTTTACCCTCCATGTGATTTGAATATTCAGCACCATTCACCATAAAATAGTTATAGAATGGGCTACGATAAGCGCTATTTACCTGTAGTGTTCCACTTAAATGACCATCTCTTTGTAGTCTTTTTGCTACACGAATGAGTCTTACCCAATGACCAGGATTCTTATCCACAATCATTTTCCAACCAGCATCTTCTCGTGTATCTTCATTATGTAAGTTACGCTCAGGATTGAATATATCACCATAATAAGTATTACCAAATTTTGGAAACGTTTTAGTAATCGATCGTGGATCACTAGCTGATTCAAATCTTGCAGTAGCACGTTTACCCATAGTATTGACACCAGCCGTAAACGAAAGAGCACCCGGAAAGCCATCAAAGTTCATTTGATTGAGTTCTGCTAAATCTTCATTTGTAATATCAGCCGAAACATAACCACTTGGTACAGACCATTGTCCAGAATCACTAACACCATTATTTCGCTTTTCTGCTGCTCGATTATTATTTTCTACACCACGTTTTGCTTCTCTTTTTCTTTGTTCTGGTGTTGTACGAATAGCACCTGCTTGAACCGCAGTATTTCTTGTATTAGTAGAATATCCTGCTAAAATATCATGTGTACCGATAACACTTGAAACTGTAGTGTTGAGTTTTTCAACTGGTGCATTCAAAATCTCTTGTAAAAGATTTGATAAGCCACACGCTATTAGAAGGAAATAATTGAGTGCATTTGGTAGTTTATCTTCAAACTGATTCAACATATTATCAAAAAACTTTTGAATCTTATCTTGAAGCTTCTTCATATTTTCAGGTTTGAAAAAGTCTCGTACTTGTCCTATTTTTTTGTATAAAAAGTTATATACTTGTTGAGGAAGATAAGCTACTTGTTGAAAGAAACTCGAAACACGATCTGCTATAGCAGTCACTTGTGCTAATGCTTGATCAGCAAGGTTCAATACAGTATTTTTCAGTTGATCAACAAACGAAGTCAACTTTTGTTGTAAACCTTGAATGATACCCGAAAGACTTCCATAAGATTTGATATCATTGACAAGATCCTGGATACTACCAAAAACACCAAGTAAACTACCCGCAAGATCTTGAAGAGCGCTGAGAGCACCAATCACTTTTGCAAACGGATTAGCTAAAGCGGCACAGGTAGAAGCATTGAATAGTAATGGATCAAAGTATTTGTTTTGAAGCACAAGAATACCATTGATTTCGTTTGATACATCCCAGTTTGGATTTTCAACATTTTCACCAACATTAACGATAACTTCTGTTGTATCCGGATTACGAGATATATTAGACCCAGTATCGATAATAAAGTCATTACCAGAACCAGTATTGAAGGTTCCTGTTCCTGTAACTCCTGTTCCTGTAGTAGTTGTTCCTGTTCCTGTTCCTGTAACTCCTGTTCCTGTAACTCCTGTTCCTGTAGTAACATTCGTGACTTGAGTACTTTCATCAAATAAAGCTCTTACTGTTTTATAATCAATCTGTACAGGAAAGTTATCAATAAACGCGTTCTTAATATAATCTATATCATATCCGGCATCGACAATAAAATCAGCAAACTCTTGATCAGTAATAGAACCTTGGTTGACTCTTTTTTGTAAGTTGGGATACTTTGACAAATCTGCTTTTTTCAACAAAATATTATTAAGCGTATTCAATGTAGTAAGTTCTGTAGAGTTGAATAAGTTAGCAGGATTCTGCTCAAGGAATTGATCAAAATCTGGTATAGTCGAAAGACTTGTTGTTCCTATTGCGTAGTTTGGTTTACATACTGCCATTTTCTTTATACCTCCGCACTATCATCGAGGAATGCAGCACCGCCGCCGCCTCCTCCTTTACCGATTATTTTACCGTTTGTAGTTTCATTACCTTCGTTTGATGGTGCTTGTGTAACCGGTGCCGGAACTTCTGCAGTCTTAGGTGTTTCCGGTGTTTTTTCTCCGGCGGTTGATGCTGAAGAAGAACCACTATTAAGATATATTTTACCAGCACCCCCACCAGCATCACCTGCGATAATACCACCCCCAGTCATATTCAAATCCCCACCTGCAGACAGTCGAATATTGACTTAATGTAGCATCAGATGTTATATACGTATCAGAGCCCGATTTCATACTTAGAACATTTCCGGCTTGAATCTTGATCTTCTCAGCTGAATTGATATTGATGTGTTCTGACACTGCATCGATTGACATTCTTTGACCAGCAATATCTATACTTTGACCTGAAGATATTGCGATCTTACCGCCTACATTCAAGTTATAATCGCCTTTGACTGTATGATTCAAGTCACCTTCAACTTCGATTGTGGCATTTTTACTTTTGATATTATAAGTACCATCTATTTCGATTCGACGAGAACCAGATCCTTTATCATAAGTATTATTTTCCGAACTCATGTACATATCACCAAATGACTTGATTTTGATGTCGCCATCGTTGTTGATTAGAATATGACTACCACTTGCATGTGATAATAGAATGTGTTCATTACTATTAGCACCATCTACTTGCACATAAGAGTCTCCATATCGACTTTTCCATATTGCATTTGATTCTGCACTAGTACCAATTGGAACACCTGGTTCATTCTGAGAAATGGCATTTTGAACTACAAG